TGGTACAATGGGGACAGTTAAAGAAAGTTAGGGAAACAACAGAAAGGATTGATACAAAATGACGCAATACACATTATTCTTTATAAAGCAAAATGAACGGTTTGTTGTTAAATTGTATGAAGCAGAAATTTTGCAATGTATAATTGATAGAATTGAAGTTGGTTACATTTTGCATTATATTCAAGAGGTGAAATAATTATTGCTGGCAAATGGGCGGCTATATAGTGTATGATATAGCAGGGTGCCTAAATATTATTTATAAATGTTTTGTGAAATGTGAGGTTATATATGAATAACAAAGATTTACCGACAATGCAAAGTATAATAGCTTTGGTCAAATTTTTAATTGATACATGGCGCACGGCTAAATGTTCTGATAATGAACTTTGTAAAGTATGTAAATATAACGAACTTTGTGCAAAAATTGAAGAACTTGCAAAGGTGGTTAACAAATGAAAAAGCATCAAACGCTTGAAATGGTAGAATTAGTACAAGAAATTGAAATGTTAATTGACGATTGGCATTTTACAAAATGCCCAGGTCATCGGAAATGTGAAGAGTGTGAGCATTATAAATTGTGTAAGTGTTTGATGGATTTATCATCCATTAGAATAGAAAAGTATAATAGTAATGGAGAATTAAAATGAGTATCTATAATGTATGGCACTTGTTAAGTCGTTTTAACAGGTTGTATGCAGTATCAACAAGAGACAATATCCCTAAACTAATGGAACAGAAAAACATTAACTACTATGGTCGCAAGACAGTAACTTTCATGTGCATAAAGGACGGTGCATTACATTGCTATTACTAATTATCGGCATTATCGTTTATGAAATTGTATCATTGCTTATTAGCGATAATATTAAAGATTTTCTACAATGCAACGCATTTGCACTTTATGTTACAGTAATTTTTCTATCAGTTTATATTATTTGTTGGGGGTTTAGCCATGGTTAAGCATTGCAGACTATGCGGTTTACCTTTTGAAGCATTGAAAACCAATCAATTATATTGTGATTATTGCAGAGACTTTCTGCGCAATTCTAGAAAGAAGCCGCATACAGAAACAAGCATTGAAGAAATTAATCGCAAAGCAAAAGAATTAGGCTTAAGTTATGGTCAAATGGTGCAGAGGTATAATCTATAATGTATATTTTGATTATTAAATATAGAGAGCGCGGTACTTACCCTAATGAGCATGAAGAAACAAAAGTATTTAGCGCTAAATGTGAAGTATACCGCTATATTAGTGCTATTGACTTGCGTTATTATATTATTAGTTATGCTATCTATATTAAAGTAGAAGAAAATGGGCATACTTTTATTGACAATAGCAAATAAAGAGGTATAATAAAAGTGTAGAGGGCACGACAGCAAATGAACCGCGCGTTGATAGAAACTACTCTTTAATTAGAGCTATCGCGCATGAGTTAGTTACTCCCGTTCGGTTGTTGCGTGTACCTCTATTTGTTTTATAATGAAAGGGTGATTAATAGTGGCATGGTTTGACCCAACAGATATATTAAATAAACAAAGATTATTTAATTTTGTAACAGGTCCAAAAGGCGACGGCAAAACCACAGGATGCAGAAACTATGGTTTGAACCTATTTTTAAAAGATAATGTATCCGAATTTTGTGTTATTCGTCGTACCAAAACAGAAACGCAAAAAGCCTATAAAAAGTATTTTGACGATATTAACACAAAGTTTAATTATAATCTAGATATAAAATACCGTTCTAATATGGCAGGAATTGAAACAGACGATGGGTTTAAACCTATTTGTCATTTTTTCAGTTTGTCAACTGATGCAGGTATACAGGGCGTGAACCTGCCAAATTTGCGGTTTATGATATTTGAAGAAATATTTCTTGACCCGCGTAAAGGTAAACGCTATTTGAAGAATGAACCCGAAGAATTTGCTAGGTTATATGATACGTTGGCGCGTCCGTCTGACCCAAATAGAAAACGTGTCCCGGTTATTTTTATAGGTAACTCTTTTGCAAGTAGCAATCCATACTACAATTTTTTCCATGTACAATTAAATAGCAAGGGCGAATTTAAAAATAAAAACATTTACGCATTGCATATTAACGATGCAGAATTTACCGCACAAGCAAAGTCAACCGAATTTGGGCAAATTATGGCTAATAGTGCATACGCAAAACATGCTTTTGAAAATGATTTTTTACTTGATAATTTTGACTTTGTTGTAAAGGATTTTCCTAAAGGCGATTTAATCTATACATTTGTTTATGATGGCAAGACTTACGGTGTTTGGGTAAATTTCAAAAGCGGCGGTTTATTTGTTAGTACAAAATATAACCCGAATTGCCCATGCAGTTACACATTTACAACCGAGAATATGAAGCCTAATCTATTAACAGGTAAAATGTTTTGCCGTGGCTATCATGGCGAATTAACAAAATTTGCATATAACACAGGTTGCCTATTCTATGAAAGTCTAGCAATAAAAGACATGTTTTACGACATTGCCAGAATTTGCAATTTTTAGCAAATAATTTTGAAAATCCTATTGACTTTCTACCTTATTTATATTATAATATATACAGAGGTTGAGAAAACCTTAATACAAACGAAAGGAGAACAGCACAATGAAGTTCAAGAAAATCTGCACCAAGGTGGAATTTTTGGAAAAGCAGGAAGATGGTAACTGGATTGAAAGTGTTGACATTATTGCCGGGCGAATTGCAAAAAGCAAACTGACCGGGTATGGTGTTATTCAGTCTGTAAGCTATCCCAAATGTGACGTTGAAATTCCCGATGCAATCGTGAACCAGTACGCAAACATTACCGAAATTACCCAGTAAAGAAAGGAAGAAACAATTATGTTTAATCAGAATCTTGTACCCAAAGAAACGCCCGCAACCATGATGGAATCTAGCATTTTTGGCGGTTGCTATTGTAGTCTCCCTATGAATACCGACGAGGAAAAGAAGAAGATTTTCAACGCAACTAACCGCGCTAACGCGTCGTTGCGTGAGTGCATTAACATGCCCATTGAAATGACGGGCCTTTACATTGAACCCGTCGAGTTTGGAGCAAAGGACGAAGACGGCAGAGCCATTGAGGGTAAAACCCAGTTGTCCCCGCGCATGATTATCTTTGATAAGGATGGCAAGAGTTACGGGTGCTGTTCGATGGGTGCTTACAATAGTATTAAGCGTATTGTTAGCATGTATGGTCTGCCCGATACGTGGGATAAACCTATTACCATTGTACCGGGTCTTGTTGCCAGCGGCAAGAATCAGGTATTGACCATTACTATTGTGTAATGTGATATAAATAGAAAGGGCGGTAAACTTGTATTGAATGTGGGCAAGTTTACCGCCCTTATTTTATTGGAGGTGTTATAATGGCGCGTAAATTTAGCAAACTATCTGAAAAAGAATTGTCAATTGCCGTAAACCGTTATAACCAGATGCGAACACGCTATATAAAATCAGGCGGTAAAACAGTAGCGCCAAAAGTAACCGTACAGGAATTAAAAGCACAAAGTGAAAATACAGCCCAGTTAAGACAGCAAATTAAACGGCTGAATGATTACAAGAAAATTGCAGACTTTGAAAGTGCAAAAGTTAAGGGCTTTAGATTTGTTACAACAAAAGGTGAACGGCGTACCATTAGCAGACTAGACAGAGCGGCAAGACAGCGTTACAAAAAAGAAATTGCAAAACTAGAAGCACAGAAAACTACGGCAAGCAATCAGGAATTAATAAATAAAATTATTCCCGGTATTGAAGAATTAAAAGCAAAGCCAACGAAAATCAGCAATATTCCTAACCGTGAAATTTTGGGAAAAGTACAAACCAGATATGAACGGGAACAGCGTTACTATAAAAAGTATGGCCAAGCTGAACCACCTATTTTGCGACTTGACCATTATTTAGCGGCATTTGTAAAGGTAGGTTGCTTTAATGTTTCAAACGGCCCGTTAGTTTATGACGCGTTGGCAAAGTTAACAAATGAAGAATGGGCAAAACTTATTGAAGATTACCCCTCAATATTTGACCTTGACTATCTATACGACGCTGGAATTGGTGCACAAGCAAAAGTCAATGAAATTGCAAACGCGTTGCAAATGCTTATTTATTCTGATAATTTACCCGATGAGATTTAAACCATGCGTACAAGTAATATATGGTCGTGCGATTTTGAAACGACAACAGACCCGGAGGACTGCCGCGTTTGGGCATGGGTCGCTATAAACATATATGATAATACAAAGCGCCTATACGGAAACAGTATAAGCACCTTTATAGACTTTTTATGGGGGCATAATAGAAAATGCTATTTTCATAACTTAAAGTTTGACGGTACATTTATACTAGACTATTTATTAAAAAATGGCTGGACGTTGAACAAAGAAAAGAAAGATTTACAAACATGCGAATTTAATACGCTAATAAGTGATAAGGGCTTTTATTATACAATGTGTTTATGTTTTGGCCCTAGGTCAAAATGTGAAATAATCGACAGTTTAAAAATATTACCTTATAGTGTTGATGCAATTGCTAAGGGCTGGAAATTACCAGTACAAAAACTTCATATTGATTATAAAGCATACCGCGAACCGGGCCACGAATTAACCAAGGAAGAAAAAGATTATATTACAAATGACGCGCTAATTGTTGCAATTGCTTTAAAATCCACATTCGACGACGGGTACAAGAAAATAACGGCAGGCAGTAACGCTTTTAATTTTTATGTTGAAAAGTGCATGGGTGGTAAAAAGGGATTTAGGAATACTTTTCCAATTCCCGAAAATGACACTTATTTGCGTAAAGCGTACAGAGGCGGTTTTACCTATGTTGCCCCACAGTACAAAAATAAGCTAGTTGGCGCAGGGCGTGTTTATGATGTAAACAGCCTATATCCATTTGCGCTACATTCACCGCACGTTTATCCGTATGGTGAACCCGTTTATTTTACTGGCGAATATCAAAAGAATGATAAATACCCTTTATATTTTCAGCGGTTTTATTGTGATTTCAAACTAAAAACAGACCACTTACCAACTATACAAATGAAAAACACGGCGGGTTATATTCCTACTGAATACGTTACAGAAAGTCTTAATGATAGTGTGCCGCTAACATTAACTAGCGTTGATTTAGCTTTATTTTTTGACCAATACGACGTTTACAATTATCGCCCAATTGACGGCTACATGTATAAAGCAGGTGAAAAGCTATTTGACACATACATAGATTATTTTTACAAACAGAAACAGCAAGCAAAACAAGAAAAGAACTATGCACGGTATCAACTAGCTAAACTAATGCTCAATAGTTTTTATGGCAAGATGGCAACTAACCCGATATGCGCAAGCCGCTGGCCCACGTTAAAAGACAACAGACTTGCATATTTACCCGGCGAAATTGAAAACCGTGAACCCGTTTATATTCCCGTTGGTTGTTTCTGTACCGCCTATGCACGTGACGTTACTATCAGAGCCGCGCAAGCATGTTTTGACCGTTTCATGTATGCAGATACAGATAGCTTGCACGTTTTGGGTGATTATGACGTGCCGGGACTTGACGTTGACGATTATAGGCTAGGTGCATTTAAACACGAAAACACTTTCACGCAAGCAAAATATCTAAGACCAAAGCTATACATGGAAGAAATGATAACAGGACGCGGCGGCAACTTTATATTAAATGACTGGACAGTTACAGGTGCAGGAATGACAAAAAGCGTAAAACAGCAAGTTACAATTGATTCGTTTGAATACGGTGCAGTATTTGACGGAAAATTAACAACAAAGGTCGTCCCGGGAGGCACTGTTTTGATGGACACAACATTTAAAATTCACGGCTAAATGTATTGACAAATATATTTATATAATGTATAGTAAAGTAAAGAGGTGGTTAAAATGAATATCAAAGTAGCGCAGTTAACTTTAATCATGATTGCAATTATTGCTGATTATCTGACAGGCATTATTAAAGCATGTTACAAGCATGAGTACAAAAGCGAGGTAATGCGGCAGGGTCTTTATCATAAACTTGCAGAGATTGCCGCCGTTGCCGTTATGTTCTATTTGCAGTTGGGTTTACCGATGATTGGTGTTGCGATTGATTTTCCTTTTATTAGTTTCATTACATTGTATATCATTGTAATGGAATTGTCGAGCATTGTTGAAAATATCGGTGAAATTAATCCCGATTTAATTGGCCCTCTATCTGATGTATTTGAAAAGGTAAAGCAAGTAAAGGATGATAGATATGGAAAAAATCATTGATGTAAGCAAATGGCAAGGCAGAATTGATTTTGCGAAAGTTAAGAAAGCAGGATTTACTGGCGTGATGATTCGCGCGGGGTTTGGTAATAAAAACGGTTACTTGTACCCCGACGAATGTTTTGAGAGGTTCTATGCTGATGCCGTAAGCGCTGACATGCACGTGGGCACTTACTTTTATACGTCTGGTTTGTTTCACCAAGCGGGCCGAGGTGCAAAAGAAGCGGCGTACTTTTTGGGCCTAATTAAGGGTAAAAAGTTTGATTTGCCTATTGCGTGCGACATTGAACTAAGCCCCGATGGTTACAGAACGGAAACAAGCAAAAACGCAATTGACTTTTGCAAGTATCTTGAAAACGCTGGTTATTATGCGATGATTTACGCAAGTGACATTAGCGGTTTTAAATCTAGGCTTGATGTAAATATGCTAAAAGCCTATGACAAATGGGTAGCACGCTATAACAAGAATGGCCCACAGTATGTAAAGGATTGGGGCATTTGGCAGTATGGCGGCGGTACTAATTATCTTGCACCCGTTCACGTTGACGGCGTTTATAGTAGCGCATGTGACCAAAATTACATGCGCCGAGACTATCCCGATATTATTAAACGTGCAGGGCTGAACGGCTACAAGAAACAGGCAAGCGCGGCGAAACTTTATAGCTTTACCGTTGATAATATTAGCGCAGGAGATAAAGAAAAATTTGTTGCGCTTGCAAATGATTTACAGATTAAAAGCGAGGTGAAAGAAAAATGACCCGTGAAGAAATGCAAGCAGTCTTGACAGAATATGCAGGTGCAGACGCGGAAACGCAAGGCCAGTTGGCCGCGCGTTTGCTTGATGAAAATGATGCAATCATTACAGAAAGTAACAACCGAGAAGCGGCCCGGGTTGCCGCCGTAGCAAATGAAAACGCATTGCGCAAGCAATATGTTGAACGCTTTTTAGGCGCAGTACCCGGCCAGCCAGACCCGACAAAACCGCCCGAAAATAAGCCGTCCGAACGTGTAACTTTTGATTCTTTATTTAAATAAAAGGAGTGTTATATTATGCCTATTAAACCTACTGTATCCCAGCTTGATGCCAACAGCGTTGGTATCCTTAACGCTATCCGAGATAATGCAAGTGCCGAATATTACCAGGCAGTCCCCCAGGCACAGGCCACGACCGAAAGTATCCGTGCTGTGGGTGAACAGATTCTTGCATTTCAGCCCCGTATGAATGAGTTTGTTTCCGCACTGATTAACCGTATTGCCCGTGTGGTCGTCACTAGCAAGCTGTACTCTAACCCGCTGGCGTTTGCTAAAAAGGGTCTGCTGGAATACGGCGAAACTATTGAGGAAATTTTCGTTGATATTGCAAAAGCTAATGCCTATGACTGGAATAGCACGAACGAAACGGAACAGGCATTTAAACGTGAAAACCCCGATATTAAAACCGCCTTCCACGCACTGAACATGCAGACGTACTATAAAGCAACTGTCAGCGAACAGAATTTGCGTCAGGCGTTCCTTTCCCTTGATGGCGTTACTGACCTTATCGCCCGTATTGTCAATAGCTTGTATTCTGGCGAGGCTTATGACGAATATATCATGATGAAATACATCATTGCACAAAGTCTCATTCCCGGCAATGTGAAAATGACAACTATTGAGCCGGTCGATGATGAAGCAAGCGGCAAGGCGGCAGTAAAGAAAGTTAAGGCCATTACTGGTAAATTGCAGTTCATGAGCAAAGAATATAACATTGCTGGTGTGAATACCTTTATCCCGTCGCCGTCCGATATTTTCGTTGTTATGACTGCTGACTATGAAGCAAGCATTGATGTTGATGTGTTGGCAAGTGCCTTTAACATGGACAAGGTTCAGTTTATGGGCCAGCGCGTGTTGGTTGATTCGTTCGGCTTTAATGATGGTGAACTGGCCCGCCTTGATGAATTGCTTGCAAAAGACCCCACGTACACGAGACCTAGCGAGGGTAATTTGACCGCACTTAATACTGTTGGTATTGTGGTTATGAGCCGTGATTGGTTCCAAGTGTACGACGTACTGAACCAGTTTACGGAACAGTACAATGCCGCGTTGCTGTACTGGAACGAATTCAATCACGTTTGGCGCATTTATTCCGCGTCGCCGTTCGCGCCTATTGTTGGCTTTACTACCATGACCCCGAGTATTACCGCCGTTACCGTCAATGTAGCAAGCACGGCAAAACCCCAGGATAGACTTGCCGCCGTGGCCACGGTTAGAGGCACTGACTTTGCAAACAAGGGTGTTAAATTCTCTATTTCGCCGACTACTAACGTAACCATTGACGAAAACACCGGCTTTATCGCATTTGGTGCAAATGCAAGTGACAAATATACCGTTACTGCAACTAGCGTATTTGACCCGAAGAAAACGGGCACCGCCGCTATTACAGTTTCCTAATAACTGGCCCGGGTAACCGGGCCTTTATGAGAATAAAAGTATTATGCGGGTGCAATTCCCGCAATTCTCTATATAGAAAGGCGTTACGCATGGAAATTACAGATTATATGCTAAAACTGTTTATTGGGTTAAATGAAAACAGTAACCTTGCATTAAAGAAAAGTTACTACATGGAATTTACCGCACTATTAAAATTACTGACTGATACAGAACTAGGAGACTTACGCAGAAAAATATTTAAATATAAGGGGTGGTTTTAATGACACCAAACACAAGCTTATATATTTGCCGTGGTATTCCGTGGAATAGTGACTATTCCCATGTTAGATTGTTTGCAAGTGCAAATGCCGCTAACACATATATTATAAGTAAAGCCGCCTACACTAAAACACAATACAGTTATATTAGCAAATCAAAGCAAATCCGCGTTGATGGCATGGCCGACCAGTACCGCGACTGTAACTATATTGCGTGGAAGAATACAGGTTATTCTAATAAGTGGTTTTATGGGTTTATTACTGATGTAGTTTATTTAGCCGATAATACATGCTTGATTAGTTTTGAGTATGACATTTTTCAAACGTGGTTTTATGATACCACTGTTAATCCGTCCTACGTTGAACGGGAACATGTAAACGATGATACAATCGGTGCTAACACTGTTCCCGAAAACGTCGTAATGGGTGACCCCGTAAACGTGGCAAGCAGTAACAATTATATTCCTCATAAGTGGTACATGTACGCAACGCAAGTATTTGACGAAATAACGCAAGCTGGATTTGCACCGATTGAACCGGGTGCAACCGATAATGAGGTTAGCGGCTATTATAAAATCCCGCTTACTAGCAGAGCGCAAGCAAGCAGACTAGTAGACTTGTACACGCGGAAAGGTAAACTAGAAAGTTTGATTTCTATGTTTGCCCTTACTGATTCGAGCAGTGCAAGCAGTAGTGCAAATTATACCATTGCAAGGCCGACGGCGTTTGGTGATTATACGCCTAAAAATAACAAGCTGTTATGTTACCCGTATAATTATAGTACGCTTGTTTTAGCAGGTAGCGAAACGCCTTACCGTTACGAATGGTTTACAGACGGCGTTGCAACATTTGCCCTTAAAAAGCCAAAGTATGCGGGTGGTAGCAGTTATGTATTCCCCGTTGGCTATCAGAAAGAAAGTAGTGCTACAAACGCTTTTGCGCTTGAAAATTCTGTACCAACAGGCGCATACCCGACAGCAAGCTTTGGTGCAAATGCTTTTCAAAATTATCTGGTTCAATATGGCCCACAATTGGCAGTTGGCTTAATTGGGCAGGTTGTAAACATTGGCGCAAATATTGCAACAGGCAATGCAGATGAAGCTATTTCTGCTGGCGTTGCAATTGGTCAAGATATTATGGATTTGCGCACGCACTCTTTAAATTCGCAAACAGTAGCAGGCACACAAAGCGTCGCACAGCTTGCATACGATACACAGTTAATTATCAGAATTGTTTCAAAGCAGATTTTACCAGAGTATGCGCAAATCATTGATGAATACTTTACCGCGTTTGGGTACAAGGTTTGCAGAATTAAAGCCCCGAATATTACCGGGCGGCCGTCGTGGAACTATGTAAAGACAATTGGAGCACAGGTTAGCGGCAATATCCCGGAATATGCCGAAACGGCATTGAAAGCAATGCTAAATAATGGTGTTACATTCTGGCATACAAACGACGTTGGGAATTATAGTTTAAACAACAGTCTTTAAAAGAGGTGTTAAAAATGCAAAGACCGCCGTGGATTGAAAACGCAAAATATTTTACGAATGTTACTTATAGCACATGGTTTAACCGCTTGTACAATATCGCAATTAGTCGTTTCGAGTGGTTGAATTTGCCAGAGACTTGCAACGAAAAGTTTATTGAACAGGTGCTTTTCTTTAACGGGTTTATGGTAGGTTATAAAGATACGGCACTAAATAGCTTTTTGATTATGCCTTGCACTAATAACAGTGTATTGGATATTTTCGGTTATCCTGCTAAAGTAAACGCATATGGGTATAACGGTTACATGGCCCAGAATTTGACCCCGTATACAATTACATTAGGGGAAGAACCGACAAAGGCAGATGCGGCTTTATTGTATGCAAATTACAGCCGTTGTCCAGACCTGCCCGCCGTGCTATATTTTGCCCGGAAACTAACGAAAATCGACCGTACAATTGATGTTAATATCAATGTACAGAAAACACCATACATTATTAGTTGCGGTGAAAACCAGCGCTTGACCGTCGCTAATATGTTTAAACAGGTAGATAACTTTGAACCGGCAATTATTACAACAAAGTTTTACGGGCTGAACGGTGAGAAGCCTATCAATGTTATGGACTTGAAGCCGCCGTTTGTTGCTGATAAAATGCAGACTTTGAAACGGCAGGTATACCAAGAAGCCCTTACCTATTTAGGCATTGAAGCGAACACAAGTGAAAAGGCAGAGCGGCAGGTTACGGAAGAATTGACCGCAAACATGGGTGAAACTGAAAGCATGCGGCAAAGCCCGTTGGCAAGCCGTAAACAGTTTTGTAAAGAGTTTAATAAAATCTATGGTACTAATATTGATGTAAAATTCCGTAGTGATTTGCAACTTTCTCAAATTATGGAAAATGGGGGTTTGACAGATGGCGAACTTTACGACGACGACAAGAACGATTTGTGAAATGTTGACGGGCAAAACAACGCCCATTAGTGAAGTAATTACCGAAGCAGCACCGTTATTCTTCAATTTTAATTTTCCATTTTATGATGAAACAAAACGGGCAGAATTTGAACAGAATTTTTTAGTGCATTTCTATATGCGTGAAATTGGGCTTGAAACGGTTGATTATTTTATGTTGCGGCTAGAGGATAAACTCAATACGATTATGCCGTATTATAATAAACTGTTGCTAGTTAATGCAAAAGACTATGACCCGTTCTATAATGAGATTATAGACGAAAGCATTACCAGACAAAGAACGGGAACGACTAACGGCACTGATACAACCGAAACTAGCGGTAACAGCACTACTAAAGGCACAACCACAAGCACGACCCAAAGTAGTGCAGATGATAACAACCAGCAGAGCGATTTGCCGCAAGGTGATTTAACGAATTTCAATGATAATTCGTATATGTCAAGCGCTGGCAAGGGACACACAGAAAGCAACAGCACTGTAAACGGCACTGACGAAACCACGGGAACAAATAGCGGAAAAAGCAGCGCAACCCGCGCCGAAACCAGTGAAGGCAACGAAACGGAAAAGCGCACCGCAAATAATATGCGCGGCAATAAATCCGAAATGCTAAGAATGTACTATGAAGCACAGCGCAACATTTTAGATAATATCTATAATGATTGTGAAGATTTGTTTATGGGAATTTGGTGTTGATTATGGCAAAAGAAATAAAAGTCACATTTGACAATGGCGGCGTATATGAGGGATTCGCTAACACATATACGTTAGATAATTCAATTACCTATTATTTTTCGTTCGACCGTGATTATAGAGTACAATTAACTAACAATGCAATAACGTTGCAAGAATATCGAAACGCTGGCGCATGGTATCCCATCGACATTATTACCAAGTTTGAACTGGCTGAAATTAGCGGCGGCGGTACTGGCGACGCAACGCAACAGTGGGTCAAGGATAATTTTGTGCTAAAATCTGGCGATACCATGAGCGGCGCATTAAAATTTGATTTTGGTAATGGCGTTGTCTTTAGAATTGAACCCGATACAACTGCTAAGAGAGTAGACGTTACAGGAAACGGCGGCTTTTATTGGGAAAATGACGATAAAAAGCGTGCTTTCTCTATTTTGTCAAGCAGTTCCTCCGCGTCAATTAACATTTACAAGGTTAATAATAATTATGGTGGTATATGGTTTAGAAACTATGAATACGGCAGTAGTGGCACTTATCGCGGATTTTCGTATAATAGAATTCTTAACAGTGATACTAACAGTACATGGTTAATGGACGGAAAATTCCAAACTAATAATAACTGGTTCTTTAAAGCAGGTGTTTATTTTGACACATGGACATATTGGCGGTCAAATGACATTATCAATACAATTATACAAAACAATGGCGGTATTCGCGTTTATAACGACATGAATATTGCTGTGCATGAGATGGGATATGATGCCGAAGCAAATTATTATAGCGTTTATAAATACAATGGCAGAGATACAGTATCTTTTGTCGGCGGACAAGACGCACGATATAGAATTACAGGCTATAATAATTTTGTTAATTCCGTTGAATGTTACGACAAAATTACAGTTAAAACAGAAGGGGAAAACACTGCAAGGCTTATACTTTCTAAAGGCTATTTAAATACTTATGATAATTCTAATATTCGTAGGGTGTATGTGGGAAGTGATGTTACTACGTACGATACCTCTAAAAAAGCTAGGGTAATTGTCGGCGGTGGCGTTGCAGTATATGACAACAACCAAACTTTGCAGTTCAATATCGCTGGTGAACGTTTTGACATTTTCCATGGACACGCTGTTATTTGCCATAATGGTGCAGGCGGTGGCGGTGCTGATGATGCACAGGCGGCTTATCAATACAACGGTATTAGAACCTATAATTATTCTAACAAAACATTAACAATTGATGGTAGTAACGGTGCAGTAACTATTCAATCCTATATTGGCGCGGGCGGCACGGGTGTTCGTATCAATGTTCCAACAGGGCATTATACATTTACCGAAAGTGGCGGTACTGTTACTGGTACAGGACTTTATACAACCTGTTACGATACTTATTATTCAGAAAGTATGCTAAATGCACTAAATGCTTGTTTGGGCCATATCTTTGATAATATCGGTCACAAATATTATGTTGAATTTAGCGGTACATCTTACAGCACAGGCGGCGGCAAATCCCGCGGCGGTGGTGTTGGTAGAAAATAAGAGGTGTTTAAAATGTTCATAGAAAATATCGCTGATTATTTGCAGAAACTTAAAAAGCGAGATATTAAGCCGGAAATTTTTACAGTCTTTGAGTTTCCCGATGATTTGACGATTCTAGAGATTCTTAATTCTATTGGTTATCGTCTTGCAAATTTGTTCGGATTTGTTAAAATCAATACCACGACAAAGACCGTTGATACGGGTGAAGCAAGCGTTAATGTAACGGGTGATGTGGATAATTTGAATTTTGATTTTACTATTCCGCGCGGTAAAGATGGCGCGCCGGGCGTTGCTGTTACGGTAGGTGAAACTACCACAGGAGCGGCAGGAACACCCGCAAACGTTACTAATTCAGGCACTGAATCGCACCCGGTTTTAAATTTCACTATTCCACGCGGTGAAACTGGCCCGCAAGGTCCAGTAGGTGAGCGAGGGCCAGCGGGTGAGCGCGGCCCGCAAGGCCCAGCAGGTGAGCGAGGACCCGCAGGGCCTAAAGGTGACCCGGGTGTGTCGGTTACGGTCGGCACAACTACCACGGGCGCGGCAGGAACACCGGCAAGCGTTACTAATTCCGGCACTGATTCTGACCCGATTCTAAATTTCACTATTCCCCGTGGTGAAAAAGGTGATAAAGGCGATAAAGGCGAGGGAAGTGCAACCGTTACAATCGGCACAACTACCACGGGCGCGGCAGGAACACAAGCAAGCGTTACTAATTCCGGCACTGATACAGCCGCAATTCTGAATTTCACTATTCCCCAGGGTGAGCGAGGGCCAGCAGGTGCGCCCGGCCCGGAGAATTTGGTAATTGTTACAGCGACAGCAAGTACAACGGTACAAGGTGAATATATTCCCGATACCACATATACTAAAGCATTGGCAGACATTCAAGCTAACAAAGCAGTAATGATTAAACTGGAAAACGTTCCTGGCCGTTACTATATTCCGTATTCTTCAAGCAATGCGGAAATTCTTGCAAGCGCGGGAACTGTTAGCGGTTCTAAACAGTCAATTGAACTATACCTACTTAAATGGACAGCAAGCAATAATACTATTACTATTACGGGTACAAAAGAAGGGTGCATTGCTGATGGTGGCACGGCTGGGCAAGTGCTTGTTAAGAAATCTGACGAAAGTTTTGATACGGAATGGAAATTGCATTATAAAATAGTTATATACGGCCAGCCATTCAATAAGTCGGATTTAATAAAACTATTCAATAATGGTACTTTAATTTATGTTTATAATGTAACTACATATCGTTTATATACAATATATGCACTTGCAGAGAACATTTTGTACGGCATTAGCGGTATAACTTTCAACGCTACAGTGCACTCAATATCCTCTAATAGATGCCAAATTACTGATGATAACAATATTAGTTTATTATATGATACCATTTATGGCATAGCGAACGGCGGAACAACTGGCCAAATTCTAGCTAAAAAATCTAATACAAATGGTGATACAAAATGGATTGACCCGCCGAGCGGTGTCACTGGCCCGACAGGGCCCACAGGTGAGCAAGGGCCAGCGGGTGAACCCGGCCCGGCAGGGCCCGGGGTTGCCACTGGTGGCACAACTGGACAGATTCTAGCTAAAAAATCTAATGCAAATTTTGATACTGAATGGGTTGAGCCGCCGAGCGGTTTAGATGAAAACATACTATGGACAAACCCTAGTCCTACATCTGCTTTTTCAGAGCCAAATATTGCACTTAGTAGTTCTGCAACTAATTTCAATTTTATATTAGTTGAATTTATTGTTTCTACAACCGATTTAAGCAAAATGACAGAACTTTACAAAGTTGATGCTTCTCATTTACGAATGACGCTTGTAACTTATAAGGGTTATCGCGCTTTACGTTTTAATGGTAAAACTATTATAATAGCAGACGCGCGCGTTATAACATCTAACGAAGTAAATAATGCGTTTGTTATCCCTTATAGAATAATTGGATTTAAATAACAGAAAGGCGCGGTATTTATTGCCGCGCCTTTCTGTTTATAAAGAATAGAGAAATAAGAGAATGACTAATTTATTTTACCTCTTTAATACAAGTCAAAACAGCACCGTCTTTCAGTTCTGCTATAATCACCCTTGCAAGGGCATCTTCTCTAGTATTAAATACATAGGAATTATCACCACGGACAAAATACAAATCATAAGTTTTCATTTGTTTCAGTTCCTTTCTGTTTGTGTTTGTTTCTTTAACTGTCCCCATTGTACCG